CTTCAACTTCTATTCTGAGAGGAAATACCTCACTTTATAGTGGTGCTGATCTGTTTGTTTATTCTGACGCAGGTAATAACGAGAAGTTCTCTGTAGATGGTGCTACAGGAAATACCTCGATTGCAGGCACTCTTGGTGTGACAGGTATTACAACACTTGATGATACACTCAAGATTAAGACTTCTCCGACAGGCTCTGTTGGTATTCTCTTTAACTCAGATACAGCAGATGCTGACATCACGCTTCTCAAAGTTAATGATACGACTGCTAATGTCCAACTCGATTGGGACGACTCTGAAAGCTCTTTCGTTGTTAAGGGTGGTAAAATCCATTCAGAGACAGACTTTAGCGTTGGTGGTACGATCACAACGAACCCCAACTTTAAGGTTGATTCGAGTGGTAATGTCACGATTAAGGGGACTCTATCGACAACCTCTGCTTCGGGTCATGTCAGCTTTAGAGATCGTATTCTTGCTTTGGCGACAAACTCAGCGAGTGCTACCAACGACATTGGTTTCTATGGTCTTTATAAGAATGATAATGTCAATGAGGTCGAATACTACACAGGTCTAATTTACCACCCTATTGATACCGTAGGGAATAATGGTAAATTAGGTGTGTGGAAACTATTCCACTCAGAGTCTGTCGGTGTTGACGCAGTTAACGTAGATGTTGAAGATACAAACTTGGGCGTTCTCGACATTTCAGAGTTGAGAGGTGGTTCTGCTCTAGGAAATAACGACACAGCAGGTGCTGATCTTACTATCAGTGGTGGTAAGTCTACAGGTAGTGCTACAGGTGGTGGCATTGTCTTTAAGACAGGTGGTTCGGGAGCAGGAGCGGCTGTTGAGAACACACCAGCTTTGGCTCTTACTCTTGATAACGCTAAAAAAGCTACTTTTGAGGGTGAGGTTGAGGTAGACAGAGGTGGAAGTAAGTATTCTGTTGTAACTGTTAAGGCTTCTGAGGGTTCTCGCTACGAGTGTGCTTCTCCTGCATTCGCAGGAAATGCTGTCACTATTTCTGCCCCTGATGCAGTTGAGAATAAACACGCTTATTTCCTCAGCAATGGGGCGACAGCGGGTACTGTGAACCTCTTTGACCTCTCTGTAGGTGCAGGTTATGACGGTTATGTGCTTCAGATTTTCAACACAGGCACGAACACTCTGACTGTTGACGGAAATGGTGGTCAGCAGGTAGACGGAGCCCTCACTAAAGATGTCGTTCAGGGTGCTTCTCTTACTCTTATGGCTTACGGCACAGCTTGGTATGTAGTCTAAGAAAGGGGTTTGAATGAGCTACTTAGTTGAAAAAGAACGAGTTCACATTGTGAGTAAGACTGAGAACTACACCCTCGCCCTTTCGGACGGGGGTGGCTTGGTTGACATGAACAATGCCGCAGCTCGGACGATTACAGTAGACCTGAACGCTAATGTGGCTTTCCCTATCGGCACTCAGATTATTGTGGTGCGTAAGGGTGCAGGTACACTTAACATAGCTAATGCAGGTGGTGTGACCATTAACTCTGTAAGTGGTAATCGTTATATATCTACGAGGTATGGAGCGGCTACGCTCGTTAAGATAGCAAGTGACGAGTGGTACTTATTTGGCGATTTAACGGGAGCGTAATGCCTATATTCTGATACCACTAAGGAGAATGATTATGATGAAAACATTTCATGGAGTAGTGGTATCAGCAAGAGGCAGTTTTAGGGGGATAGTGACGGACAACTTGGTTCTTCACTATAACACCTTTAACTCAGATTCTTATCAAGATGGTGACGGAGCTGTCATTACTGATATTTCGGGAAATGGATTAAACGGATCTATTTCAGGTTCGCCTGCTTTTAGTGGTAGCTATTTCACCTTTGTCAACGACTATATCACCACAGCGAATCTGAACGCTTCTCTAACAGAGGTACACTCTACGGAGCTATGGATATACCCTACGAACAATGGGGTAGTCATGCAAGCCAACGCTCAAGCCGCACCCGATCAAAACTATCACCACACATCAATAGAAATCGTGGCAGGCAATCTTGAGTTTGGTTTGTGGAATGGTGTCGCCATCACATCTACGGGACCTACCGATGCGATAGCGTTTAATCAATGGCATCAAGTAGTCTTAACCTACAATGGCACTACGGTTAAGGGCTACCTTAATGGTGAGTTCTCTGGATCTGTAAATGTAGCTTGGGACTCACCCGAAGAAGATACAGGGAACTTCTACTACAACTTTGGTTATCAAGACTTTACGAACCAAGGTGATGGTACGCACTTCGATGGTCGATTTGGGATTATGAGAATTTACAGCGTGGAGCTAACAGCCTCTCAGATTGCTCAAAACTACAACTCAGCCACAGACAATGTGGTCGTTTAAGGGGGTTATAGATATGATAAAATCATTACATGGGGTTGTTGCAGTCAGAACACCTTTAACGAACAATGTGACCAATGTGCGTATCTTTAGCACACACGCTGGAAATGGTAGTGAGGCTCAATACGCAGATTATCCTAATACGACAAATGACTTTAACAAGCTCTTTGACGCAACGAATGCGAACACAAGCCTACATTGGTCGGGTAGTTTAAGTGGGTCTACATCTCTTAATTGGAATGCCTACACCACACTTACAGGTGCAGGTGCGAATGTACCGAATACAGGGAGTTATTTCTCTGTGGAAGTGACTTTCATCTTTGTACCTAAAGAGACAGGGACATATTCTTTCTCTATTGATTCTGATGATGGGTCTGACTTGTCCATAGATGGAAATATGGTAGCTACCTATTATGGAGGTCATGGTACAGGTGCAAGTGCAGGTACGGGAAATTATGCAGTCGTAGCAGGTGAGAGATATACTGTAGTCGCAAGGGCTCAAGAATATGGTGGTGGCGAAGGACTTATTGTAAGGTGGCAAAGACCCTCACAAGGGGCTGTCTCTTTACAGACGAGTGAGGTATTCCAACCCACTTAAAGCGTACCTCTAAGAAATATATCTTAGTAGGAATACGGTAAAACTTAGTCCTACAAGCAACAGTTGAGCGTTTCTGACATGGGGGTAATGTAATCCCCAACCTTCACAGTACCTCTTAATGTCGCTTGTAGGACTAAACACAAAAGACCCCCTAATCGTGTCTACTAATCCTCCACCGACTACGACCACCCAAAAGAGGTCTAGGTCTGCTGTGAATGGAAATAAGAGTAGAGCGATAGCGTCTAATATACGGGGAGCGAAACAAACTTTTGCCTGTTCTTGAGGGGTGAGGGTCTTTTCTATTTCGTAGCTAACGGAAGCCCACACAAATCCAAGTCGGGGGTGGTTGTGTGGGTAAAGTCTCATGGTATAAGACTTAACTTCTGTAATGCTCTTGGCTACAAAAAGATGGGCGTACTCGTGTAAGTAAGCCCATAGGAAATAAGTGAAGATGGCATATAGTACAATCATAAGAGATTCCTTGAGACTTTGGGTTTTATAGAAGGTTTATAGTTATCTTGAGAGAGTAATGATATTTATTTCTGAGAAGGGTGTCCTGCCATGCTTACAAGACAATCAGTTATTCCATTTCGTGGTAAGCTTCCTGAAGTGATTAAGAGAAAGCTCGGTAAGTCGAGAAAACTGACTGACGAGGAAATCGCCAAGAGAGAGCAAAGAGGCTTAAAAAGCCGTACTTATATTAGGACTCGTAGGAAAGAGATTGATGGATTAATGAAGATTTATTCTGATCTCATTTCTCCTGATGAGCTTTTGATTAAATTGCTTGGCAAAGCGACTCGTTTCAAGAACTACCAAGCAGGGCTTGTTTCTAAGTTCCAACTCGGTACTGATTACTTACGCAGAGAATTTCTTGAGGATATGTCAGAGGGCTTTATTCAAGAAGTCCAACGTATGGAAAAGGAAATCATTGATCTTGAGGAATTCTTATTAGAACTCACCAAGATGAAGACTCCGATAGATGATCGAGTTCGTCGTCTACGCAAGTTTGTCAGAAAGCCTTTGTATCGTGACCGTGTTCTTGAGGGATATTCTGAGCTTCTTGAGTCTGTCTTTAAGCTTGTAGGTATTGAGGTAGCAACGAAGCTCAAGAAGAACTCTATTTTAGGTATTCAATACGTTCAGTTTAGTATTCCTTCTAAGCTTGAGAGTGCTTTAACTAAGTCATCTAAAGACGAAGCTGAGAGATTTGAGGTTCTACAAAGAGCCGTAGATATTCAGCAGAAAGAGCTTGAAATAAGTCTTGAGCGACAGGGCTTTGTCGTAATGAAGACAAGAGACTATTTAGGAGAGGGTGGGGCTACTTTAGCGACAGTAGCGTATGACCCTAAGATTAAAGACCTTGACCCAATGCCTAAAAAGCCTTCCAAGCGTAAGGGAGAGACAGCAGAGAGCTACCAATCTCGCTTAGACGCTTCAGGTTATGAGCAGAGAATGGCGAAATGGAAAGAAGAATCTGAGCCTCTTATTCGAGGTGTTTATTCGCCACTACTTAGAGATGAAGAAACCTCAACTTACATCAAGTTTGATTCTAAAGAAGAGTACAAGCAAGCGTATGTTGAGAAGCGTAAAAAGCAGATCATGCTCGCTTCTCAAATGCCTAATGTAAAGGAAGAAAAAATCCAAGCAGGGACAAAGCAAGTGACGAAGCGTGACGGGACTGTAGAAGAACAACCTGTTTACGACTTCATTACTAAGATTACTTACGGTGATGACTTCTATAGCCCACATAGATATGACAATGTTGAAGCTCTTGAGGGAGACACTAGAGTAGTTCAGATTTCTGACCAAGCAGGCGACAAGAAACACGCTCTAACAAGAGTCGTTCAAGTTAAGTCTATGATCGTTGGTTCTGATACAGTAGACGTGATTGTAGAAGGTAAGTACAAAGGCTTCCTTTTAGACGAAATTGTCAATGCGACAGGTCGTCTGATTGAGGGTAATTTCTTCACTCGTACTGAAAGTGGGGCGATTGAGAAACTTGAAGTCTTAGATGATGTTTACGACTTTGATGAGGAAACAGGTAAGCCAAAAGACACAGGTCTTGACGAAGTAAGTTTCCTTGAAATAGGTCAAGGTTCTAGCTCTGCGAAGTACAAGAAAGTTCTCAGAAATAGATTGAGAGAACCTTACATCACTCTTTCCTCTGACAAGAAGAGACTCATCTTAGGTATGCCTAACTCGGATTCTAGCAAGCAAGACCGAAATAACATCAAGAAACTTGCTAAGATTATGCCGGGAATTGAGCAGAAGAAAGACCCTCGTCTTGCACCGACTGTAAACGGGCTTAACCCTTTCTACTACTTTGATGCACCCTCTTATGAAGCAATCAGAGACACACTAGGCTCTGTAGCTATTTCTAAAGCCGCTTTGGACTTCCTTGAGGAATACTACAAAGAGCTTACGGCTCGTGATCGTGCTCTAAACGAAGAAAATCTGAAGAATTTCACTGCTCAAAATCTCGGTGGCTTTGTGACTGAGGTTGAGCGAAATGGACAGATGATTCCTTTCAAGTTTAATAATAAGCAGAAAGAAGCGATGGCTTGGATGGAAGCCAACGAGTATTCGGGGCTTATGGCTCTTGATACGGGCGTTGGTAAAACCCTCCTTGCAGGTGGGGCGATGCGTCACTTTATGAAGACCAAAGAAGCGTCAGGTTCTACTAAGAAATTCCTCTTCGTTTCGCCTAAGAGACTTCAAGGTAACTTCACTAAAGAAATGATGAAGTTTATGACCGATCACGATGTCATTAAGAATCGTATCGAGGAAATGAACTATCAAAAGTTTGCGAACATCGTTCGTGGTATCGACAGACTCGAAGAATCTCTCGCCCTCACGGACGCTAATAAAAAAGAGCGTAGGCTAAAGAAAATCCCTATTGATTTTTGGACAGACCCAAACAACCCTGAGAAGGGTTCTAAGTTTAAGAACTCTACCGAATACTTCAAAGAGACTTATGCGATCTGTTTCTTCGATGAGGTCAATGAAGCCCTTCAAGGAATGAAGCGTAAAGCTATTTCTGACCTCAAACACCCTCGTAAAGTCTTACTCACAGCGTCTGCTATGGAGAAAGACCCTCTCGATCTCTATCGCTTTGTTGCTATCGCTAAAGGTTCTAGCTTCTCTAAGGAAAAAGAGCGTGGGTTCGCAGAGCGTTTCGGAAATGTAATCGGAGGACGCTTTGTAGGTCTGAAGAATGACCCTCAAGTTCGACAAGAGTTCAACACTTGGGTTAAGGCTAATGCTTATTTCGCCTTCAAGCAAGATGTTGACTTTGAAGAAATGAATATGCCTCAACTCAAACTACCCACCTCTCAAGTCATCACTGTCGCTATGGACGAAGATGTTGAGAAAGAGTATCGCAAGAAAGCGAAAGAGGTAGCTCGTGAGCTGAAGGCAATGGTTAAGAAATACCGAGATGTCATCAAAGCAGGAGGTAGCTATACCTCTGCGACTTTCGGTGAGGGTAAGAACGCCATTAAAGACTTTGCAACTTCAAGTCTTTCAAAGGTTCAAGACCTCATTACTCTGAGCACTAACCCTTCTGCTTATCCAGGCTTTGAGAACAAGTCTAACCCCAAGCTCGACCAAGCTGAAAAGCTCCTCCTTGATAGACCTAGCAAGTCAATCTGTTATTTCTCAGCAGACGCTAAGATTGTTAAGCAGAACGCAAAGCGTTGTAGCGATTCAGGCGTAGGTGGTATCCACGTTGCCATGCTTCCGAAATCGGTGGTCTTCTACAAGTCGGGCAAAGCAATCGGCACGATTGAGCAAAAGACAGGTAAGACTGAGCTTGGTCGTATCGAGGAAATGACTCGTAGGCTCGCAAGTGGCTACGAGCCAATCATGCTCGACTACAGCTTCATCTTAAATCATGGTAAGGGTGGTCAGAAGCTCATGGAGGAAACCAAAGACCTCGTTGAGCTTGTAGATGGGCATATGTTCGAGTACCGAGAAGCCCTCGAAGATGACGAGAAAGCAGAAATGGCAGAGGTGTTCAACACCCTCGTTGTGGCGATCAGAAATAGAGATGTGAAGGGCATCAAGACGAAGATCAGAGCCCTATCTACCAAGTATTACAAGATTTTCGATTTCATCGCTGACCAATGGGCAGTCGGTGCAACCAAGAAAATCTTCAAGCAAAACCCGAACATCAAGACTCTGAGCTGTACTGATGAGTACGCTAAGGGCTTTAACTTCCAATTCATTTCCACAGTCGTTCACTTAGACAGAGGTAAGGGCTTCGATTCTGAGCTTGTAAAGCAAAGAACAGCGAGGGCTTACCGAACAGGTCAAGAGCGTTCAGTTGAGGTGATCTATCTCGACTCGGTGATTGAGAAGGGTGGAGATCGTTCGGGTGCTTATGGTGCATCTGAGGGTGCAGATGTCTTTAAGAAAGACTTTGATGACATGACGATTGACGAGATTAAAGACCTCGTACAAGGTGCAGATCAAGACTTCTTTATGGACATCATTTCTCAAGGAATGAGTCAGAACTTAATAGAGGGTTATGATAGTGTTCAGCGTACTACGGGTAAGACGATTGTTGCGAATAAGAATCTATTCGCACAGCTTCTCGACCCTACAGCTCAGACGCTTAACCAAGTGGAAGTCGCTCTTAGAAATGAGGAGAAGAACCCTCTCATTTCTCTTTGTCTCGACCCTGATAGGTTCTTTAAGAACAAGCACTTTGCAGAGACAGTCGGTAGGGATATGGAGCAGAGACAGATCGCTGACTTGACGGGTTTAAGTTCTATTTCTGACTATCAGTTTACTAGCTCTAGTGACGTGGCTCTCATTTCAGACAACCAAGTTCTGTCAGAGGGTCACTTGATTCACATGGACATTTCTGTCGAGGAGAACCTAGACAAGACAAGAACAATCTACAACAAAAAGCTAGACTTCTCAGATTGTCTACCTAAAGACGCACCCTCTCGTTTGATTTTTGGTCAAGTTAAGGGAGCTATGGTGGATAAGAATGTTTCTTGTATCAAGGCAGACACTAGCTCGGATTGGATGACACTCCCTGCACTTGGTTTTGATACTGAGATTCTCTTGGATTTCCTCGATCTTGAAGACGAAGCAATTCACGATGAAGACGAGATTACCATTAAGCATTTCTTAGAGGATAACAGTCTTGTTTTGACGGGTTCTAGGACTATGTTGTCGTCATTGTTTATGGTGACAAACAGAAGTGAGAGTCGTCTTGTGGGTCAAGATTGGTGGAAGAAGAACGGACACCCATTGACAGGGTTGAGGCTTTCTCTTAACCCTAACGAGGTGTCTATGAAGCTCCTCAACGCATACTTCAAGAAGAAATGTGGAGAGTATGGCATTGATATAAGAGAGTATCTGACTCAGCCTGTAGAGCCTTTTGATGTAGATCGTCCTGATTGTTGGGAGGTCTACCTCAGAAGCAATACCATTAACCCTAATACTGAGGTCGTGGGGAAGATGATTAAGGTCATTAATACCTATAAGCAAGAGTTCAAGATTGCGTTCTATTCTAGCCAAGTTGTCAGAAGTCTCACCCCACAAACGATCATTAAGAAGTATCGTCTAAAAGAGCAAGGTTTCGGTTCGCTTGTAGAGGAGCGTTCTACAATGGGAGATCGTATAGCTGAGTTTAAGCAATCAGATGATTCTTCACTCCAAGATGCTTGGTTTACTGTGTCAAAAGAGTTTGTTAGAGCGAGTAAGATTGAAGAAACCCTTAACGATCAAGGTGTGTTTAATGCCGAGGTCGAGACATCAGCTACGATATAATAGGAGATAAGAAATGGCTCAATATACTACGCCAAACAATACGAATGATTGGGTGAGTTATATCCTCAATGAAATCCCTGCGTCTGATCTTTTGCATCAGTCAAGGGTTGCAGGTTCTAACGCTTTCATTAGGACTCTTAAAGAAGAGGGCTATACTGCTGAAGATTTAGAGGCTATCCATAAGGCTTTTGCTCTCCGTTATGTCAGAGAAGGTATGCGAATCCCTATGAAAATGGACGGGTGTCATATCGACTATAATAGCCTTGTAGAAGAACCCGATTCTGAGCTTAAAGTAGAGATCGCTAAGGCAAAAGAGGGGTGAGCTTATCGAAGCGATAAAACGCTGACTTAAGCCCATTTTCCAAGACTCCACCACTCCGTACCAATAAGGGTGAGAAGTTGGTGGGGTCATTTACTATTTCATAGGTAGCTAGACCACAGATATGGAAGTCACTCTTAGATGATCTGACTACTATAACTTGTGGGGTTGTGGGTCTACTTGGTGAGGGTATTTCCAATAGAGGGAAGTCTCCTTTATTGACGGTCTTAACCCCCACCTCATACCCTGCTGATCTCAGATCAGGTACATAATAACTCTGAGAGTCTCCTACAGAGAAGTCTACAAAGGGTTTACCTATGTATTTCTCTACAGCACTTTCCCCACACCACCCTGTATAGTATCTCTTAGCTAATGAAGTAGGGTCTGTAAAATACTGACCTCCCTCAGCTCGTTTCTTTTCTATAACCTTCTTAACAAAGGCTCTGATTTGAGCATCTTTACTTCCACTCAGAGTGATCTTCGGACAGCTTTCAAGTAGAGGTTCTACGAAATGTTTGTATGAGGGTTCTATCCCCTCAAGTAGTAATTGGTTTAGGGACATTTCTAACCCTAGTTTCTTGGTAGATTCATTTCTTGTAGATTCATTTCTTTATATTCATTTCTTGTAGGTGTATTTATATATGTATGTGTATAAGTATTACTATTAGATGTAGTAGTAGGATTACTTGTTGTAGATGTATTAGTAGAACTTGTAGATGAAGATGTAGATGTATGAGTTGTTATAGTAGTTATTGTTGTAGTTAGAGTTAGATTTGTAGTTGTATTTCTTTTAGTAGTTTCTTTTAGGGAGTTCTTTAAGTCTTCTCTCTTTACTATACTCTAATCTATTATCTTCTTCTTAGAGTAAGTAAAGATACCCTTACCTAAAGAAGATACTCTATAGAGAGAGAGAGAGTATAGTCTAGTAGGTATTAAGATTCATTTCTATCTGAGACACTAAGTAAGAGGGGGAAGATAACTTACTTAGTCACAAGAGATGAATCTGAGGGTTGTGAAAGAGCAGACGGAGAAACGAGTTCTATCTGTAGTAGACCAACTCACAGGGTTTCCCTAGAGGGAGAGCCGAGTTCCTGTACTGATTAATGATCTGTCGGTACGCATCTCAACCGAAAGGGTTTCCCCTTATAAGAGTTCCTGACCTAAGTGTCTTCACAAGACTCTGTAGGCTTACTTCCTTTTAGTCGAGGGCGAAACCTCAGTTGCTCTAGTCGGAAGGGATAGCTCACAACCTAACACGCTGTTAGGAGATCGGGTTAGTCTATATAGGAAAGGAAGAGAGAGTTCAAGAACAATCTTATATAACTAAAGGACAGAAAGGAGACTGACATGATTTTCATTCATCATGGGAGAGGGGTTGAAGCAGGGTTAGCAGAAGTCCTAGAGGGATATGACCTTGTATGTGACCCTATCTCAGACTTGAAGGTTGAGGGGGTGAGGAAGCTCTTGACCTTATTCACCCAAGTTCACCCACACAACAACCCCTGCCTAGTAGCAGGACCACTAGATGAGGCTGACCCCTCTACTTTGGACATACTCTTAAAGAGGATTGAAGAACCGACCCCTAACAGCCCGACCCTTATCTTATGGGCGAACGACTTAGGGAGCGTACCCTCAACGATTAGATCACGCTGTGGGGAGAAGTTTCATTATGCTCCTGTTCAACAGTCAAACTTGTTCAATCAAGCAGAGGCTTTATTTGCCGATTTAAGAGCCGATAATCTGCTAGGGGTTATGAAGGTACTAGCGAGGGTAGAAAAAGAGACTACGAGGGCTTTTATGGAAGCCTTTGTGGAAGTTATTCTTGAGAACGAGTCATGGGAGTTTTACACAGAGGACTTGAAGTCTTTACTGAGCCGTAAGATCATCAGCCCTCAAGCAGTTAAAGGTTATTTCTTAGGAGTTCACAGATGAAGAAGCACCAAGTGATCTATGGGTCATTTGCTGACCTTATTTCTTTGAGGTCGAGAGAGATCATTAGTGAGTGTCAGAGTAAAGGGTTTGATGTTGTCTACCTAGACGGGAAGAAAGCGACTCAATCAGAGGTGTCCGAAGCGATCAGTAGAGGTCTGTTTGATGATGGGGATAAGATGATAGTCTTAGAGAATCCCAAGAGCTTAAAAGACCTGCCGAGAGTAGTAGGTCAGACCGAGACACCTGTTCTATTTCTAGCAGGTAAAGTAGTCCCTAAAGAGCTGATGGGAGTTAAGAAGAAAGAGGAGTTGAATGAGCCTCCTGCATGGAAGAAAGAGGATTGGTGTGCAGAGCTTCTTCAAAAAATGGTCAAGAGCAGAGGCAAGGAAATCTCTTTACCTATCTGTAAGAGTATCGTGAGTCGTGTGGGTCAAGACGTAGGTATCTTGAGGTATGAAGCGATGAAGTTGGCTTATGTGGGAGAGGGTTCAGAGCTGACACCTAAAGAGGTGATGAGTGTCCTAGCTCCCTTGTCCGAAATGGACGGTCTTCGGTTTGTAGATGCAGTGTATGGGGGAGACGTTAAGCATTTCTTAAAGATGTGTGCGAGGTTTGAACAGAACAGGAAGACAGACCCGACCATTAATATTTGTCGAGGTCTACTTCATTCTACGACTTTAGGGGTACTTGAGGTGAGGTTGCTTTTGGATAAAAAAGTCACTTCTCCGTCAGATATTGCAGAGAAAGTGGGTAAGAATAGGTGGTTGGTGGAGAATGTATTACTTCCTCGTGCCAAGACCCACACGACAAAAAAAATACGAGAAATTTTGGGTGTCTTGTATCATTGCGAAAACCTTGCACTTAGTGGTGTTGTGTCCCCGTTTTCTGCACTTAAAACGGGTTTGGTGCGAGTAATGATTTCTTAATACCTGTCCTCTTGGACTTGATTTGTCGAGTGGGGTGAGGGAGAAAGTCCCGCACCTCGATCACTATGAGTCCAACAAAATATGGAGAGGGTATGTCTGAATTTTATTTCTCAGATCACGCAGAGTCTTTACTTAAAAAATATTACATGAAAAAGGGAGAACAAAGTCCAAAGGTCGCTTTCAAAAGAGCTTCTTATTTCTATGCAAATAATGAGAGCTTGGCTGAAAGGATTTACGAGTTCGCTTGTAAAGGGTGGTTCATGTTCTCAAGTCCTATCTTGTCTAATGCTGAGACAAAGGGGCTTCCTATTTCTTGCTTCTTGTCTTTCGTTCCTGATTCTGTCGAGGGTCTTATTTCACACACTCAAGAGTTGAGGTGGATGAGCGTTAAGGGAGGGGGTGTTGGAGGACATTGGAGTACGGTTCGTTCGGTTTCCGATAAGTCGCCAGGGCCAATCCCATTTCTAAAAACTGTAGACAGCGACATGGTAGCCTATCGTCAAGGCTCAACCCGAAAAGGTAGCTATGCGGCGTACCTTGATATTTCTCACCCCGATGTGGTTGAGTTTATGAACATGAGGCTTCCGACAGGTGGTGACACCAATAGGAAATGCTTCAATCTGAACAACGCTCTCAATGTGACTGACGACTTTATGGAAGCAGTTTACAAGGGTGAGAAATGGGACTTGCTAGACCCTTCAGATTCATCAGTTCGTGAGTCAGTTGACGCTCGTGAGTTGTGGCAGAGGATTATCAAAGTACGCTTCAAGACAGGGGAACCATATATCAATTTCATTGATGAAGCGAACCGACACTTACCACAGCCTCTTAAAGACAAGGGGCTGAAAATTCATGGGTCGAACCTTTGCAATGAAATTCATCTCCCTACTTCTGAGGAGAGATCAGCCGTATGTTGCCTCTCTAGTCTGAACCTTGAATTCTTTGATGAGTGGAAAGACACTACAATCGTAGAGGACTTGATCGAGTTCCTAGATGACGTGCTTCAGTATTTCATAGACAATGCACCTGCTGAGCTTTCGAGAGCGATTAAGTCGGCTAAAGCTGAGAGGTCTTTGGGTCTAGGCACTATGGGCTTCCACTCGTACTTACAGAAGAAAGGTCTTCCCTTTGAGTCGATCTTCGCTGTGTCTGCGAATCGTAAGATTTACTCTACGATTAAAGAGCAAGCAGTTAAAGCGACAGAGCGTTTGGCTCAAGAGCGAGGGGAATATGAAGACGGAGTGGGTTCAGGGCGTAGAAATAGCCACCTGTTGGCTATTGCTCCGAACGCTAACTCAGCGATCATTCTGAACACATCACCAAGTATCGAGCCTTGGAAATCGAACGCTTTCACTTACCGTACTAGAGCAGGTTCATTTCTTCAGTTTAACAAGCACCTTGAAGCAGTGCTTTTGAAGAAGCCTCAAGCGAGTGAAGAGGGTTGGCTCGACAAGGTGAAGCAGGATATTATCTTGAATGAGGGTTCTGTTCAGCACCTTGATTTCTTAACTAAGCTAGAGAAAGACACGTTCAAGACGGCATTTGAAATAGATCAAATGTGGATTGTCGAACACGCAGGGGTTAGACAGGAATGGATATGCCAAGGGCAGTCGGTCAACTTGTTCTTCCCCGCAGGTTCTGATGTGAACTATGTCAATGCTGTTCACCTTTCTGCCTTTAAGAAGAAGCTGAAAGGGCTGTATTATCTTCGGACTAATGCAGGGGTTGTGGCTGACAAGGTTTCATCTAAGGTAGAGCGAAAAGCACTCAAAGACTTTCAAATAGATGAGTGTATGAGCTGTCAGGGTTGATAATTTCTTAATCTCTTTATCGTAGGTAGTGTTTAACCTACTTCTCAACCCACCCACGACAAGGAGACAGAAATGAGAAGACTAGCGTCAGAAGTCCTTAGAGACTTACAATTAAGAGTGGCTCGCCTTGAGCGTCAAGCTGCGGGTAGAGTTTTTACTCCCGAAATGATTCAAGAAGAGTATGAAGAGGCAGACCGTCTTTCAAATGTAGACCCCGTTCTTGCGAAATACCTTGTTACTGAGGGTGATGGTCGATCTGATAGGATTAAAGTTGGACCTGACTCTGCTTCTGTCTATGATCTAAACCCATCACAAAGCACTATGGTACTTTTTAAGACCTGCCTATTCGCTTTCTTTTACTTGAGGGGAGATCACCCTGAGTTTAAAGACAATAATATGGGAGCTATTGTTTCAGCAGATGACAATATTCTTGATGGACACCACAGATGGTCAGCTTGGGCTCTAGCTTTTGGACACATAAGTCCAAATGTTAAGTTCGTCAGAGCGGAAATGACGGGGAGCAAGCTAATCCGAGTCTTAAACATAATCACAAAGGGTATGTTTAATGGTCGGAACGGTAATCCAGGTAAAGGAAATATTGGGGATTACAAAGAATCCAATGTTAGAAAACAACTTGAAGATTTCGCTTTGAACGGTGCAGGGAATGCTTATACGGCAGAGCAAATCCAAGACACTCTCATTTCTAACTTTGGTAGCGTAGAAGAGGGTATCAGTCAGATGTCTCGGAACGTGAGAGGTTTGAACTTAAGAGTTCCTCGTTGGGCTCCTGCTCGACACGATATGCCTGTCATCAACAAAGACGAAATTCCTCAAGTTTCAAAGGCTTTGAACAGTGGTAATGTTGAGTGGAATCCTCCTTACGAGGAAATAAGAACAGCTCGTCAACGTAGAGAGCAGTTTAGAAGACACTATTAACAGGCACTAGCTTGTTTATGTTCTCCTTGTAGGTATATCTTTATGACCTATAAAAAATACAAGGAGAGCAAGGTATGTCTCTTACAGATTTTAGTAAGACTTATAAGCCATTTCAGTACCCTTGGGCTATGCAAGTTGCCGAAGAACACGAGAAAATCCATTGGGGTTCTTGGGAAGCACGTCTACAAGAAGATGTGAACCAATGGAAAAGTGGCGAAATGAGTGATGACGAAAAACAACACATCACTCAGATTCTCAGAATTTTTACACAGTCAGATGTCGCTGTCGGTGGCAACTACTGCGATCTTTTCATTTCTGCTTTCAAAAATAATGAGATCAGAAATATGCTCTTGAGCTTCGCTAATCGTGAGGGAACTCATCAGCGAAGTTATGCACTACTCAATGATACTCTCGGTCTTGCCGAAGAAGAGTATTCTGCATTTCTGAAGTACCAAGAAATGGCGAACAAGATCGAGTTTATGACCAATGCTCCACAAGGGCTTTCTGATAAAGCTCAGTTGGCTTTTGAGTTGGCTCGCTCAGTATGCAATGAAGGTATGAGTCTGTTCTCAGCTTTCGTTATGCTTCTTAATTTCCAACGCTTCGGGAAGATGAAGGGTATGTGTGAAATAGTAGAGTGGTCGATCAGAGATGAGACTACTCACGTTGAGGGTATGACTCAGCTATTTCACGAATACTGCAAAGAGAACCCCGAAGTGGTGGGTGACGATCTTAAATCTTACATTTACACCAACTACACAAAAGCAGTAGAACATGAAGACGCTCTGATTGATCTTGTTTTTGTGGGTGAGGAAATGAATGAACTCACTAAGAGTGATCTCAAGACCTACGTCAGATACCTTGCAGATCGCAGACTCCTACAGCTCGGATTAAAGCCTGTTTTCAAGCAGAAAGAAAACCCTCTGAAATGGCTCGATTGGGTTGTAAGTGGTGCAGACCACACCAATTTCTTTGAGGGGGTTGTCACTTCGTATTCGGCTGATGGTCTTACAGGCGAGTTTGATTGGAACGGCATTTAAGAGATGAGGGGGAAATAGAAATGTATTACGTTCAAAACAAGACTACAGGGCTTCCTACATATTATACGAATAAAGGCAGAGTAGAGAAATGCTACTCATTGAGACTTCTTGCAGAAATAGATGCAGAGAAGGTTGAGAAGTCCTCTCATCTTAAAACTGCCCGTATTGATGTAGTGGAGATTTCTAAGTCAGCTAGGCTCTACATGGAGAACCAAGCTCGGCTGTTGGAGTGTCCGTAATAGATTGTTTATTCTAAGTTAAATGTAAGGATATTACCTTAACAGAGAGAAGGGTTTAAAAATGATGCACCACAAATACTCATCAAATTCACTAGATTTAGACTTATATGAGGGACTTCCATCTTTCCACAGAGGGCTTGATAATCTTGCTGAGGATATTGGGGATATGTCGCTTTGGGTGGTTAAGAGAAATAAGCGTGAGTGGTCGCAGATAGCTTCAACAATCGGGCGAATGATGGCTATAAATGAGGCTGTCGGGGCGGACTTAAAAGTTTCCGAAACTCTTGAAGACCACTCTAATAGGACTGCTATAGAAGTCCTCAAAGGGCTTAGGAAATTGTTAGACCCAAGAGTGCTACTTTCGAGCTTCGGTTCAGAAGATGAATTTGTAAAGTACGTTCAAAAAAACGAGAGTGAACTGAAGCCTCTTATCGGCTTTCAGACCTACAATGCTACAGGTCTGAGATTGATCTCAAAGTTTAGGTCAATGTTTTTTAATCAGTATGCCTTAAAAATCTTAGTGACGGCTCTTGACGAGGACTTTGAATGGAACGAAGAAGAGTATGCTTGGAGCATTGATGTAGAAGATGAAGTCACTCGTTTGTTCAAAAAGTACACTAAGAATTTTCTTCGCAGAGTTGTTGGGAGTACTACTGACGAAAGAATGGAAAGTGTCAAAGGCTTGATAGAAGATGCGTTTAAAGATGCGTTAGCAGACCCTACGTTAAATGCTGTTTCTGAGGAGGTTAAAGCTTCTATTAAGGAGAAGTTCTCGCAGAAAGTACTTTATGCTATGCGAGACGTGATTGTTGTCGATACCGTCACAGAGGATTCTCCATTAGTTGCTCAGTTCTTTGAATATATGATTAAGTTTAATGTGGGCATATTTGACTCTATTAGTGGCTTCTCAACAGAAGTTGGTGAGACTCAGCAAGTCATCTCTAAAGTTATTTGGAGTAGCCTTGCTGAGTACATTTCTTCTAGTCCTAAAAATCTTGCTAAGTTCAAGAAATGGCTTAAGACCGTTGTGAGATACAATATCAGTCAGATTGATAATTCTGAAGCAGAAGCTGGTTTAACGAGAGCAGTACATGACCATTACGCTAATACGAGCAAGGGGAAGTTGCCTGCTACTATCTTTGAAGAAGCTGAAAACGCTTATCGCTTGTTCATAGGTCGTAAATCAAACCAAGCAACTAAGTCTATCCTAAAAGGTAAATTAGGTAGTGAATTCTTAGAGGGCACTCTAAGAAGGGAACCGAAAATAAACGAGGTTGTTTCTGATGTGTATGAATACGCAAAAGAAGAGTTGATGAGAGCGTTCCGTTTCAAAGCGTATGTGGAGGACATTGGGGAACTCATTTCAGATAAACCTAAATATAACACAGAAAGACTGTATGAGGAGTTCATGGCTGAACTTTCGATTGAAGGTATCTATTGAGGGTGTCTTTTGAGAAGATAGTCGTGTTTTCTTAAGATTCTGATATGTAGTACACAAAGAAAGTCTCTGCGAAAGGAGAACAACGTGTACTGCGTAGCAAAAGTCTTAGGGCAGATATTTGCCAACCCTCCATTTTATGTGCTTCGGTGTCTTGTGTCTCATGGAGACGAGACTACTTCTTCAGTCGTTAAGGGCAAGATAGCAGGTCCTGTCGGCAGAGGGACTGTCTTTACTTTTAAGGGTAAGAAAACCTTCGACAAGGAAGGTCGTCCTGCCATTGAAATAGATCGTACTCCGATTAACCCTAAATTCTTACAGGGGAACTCTCTCACGCAGTGGGCTGATTGGTCTGACCCTTCTGTGCAGGAAAGCATTGAAATATTCGCTACGCTTGCTGAGTCGGGAGCTAATGTTTCGGTGCTAAACTCCCTGTGGAGAGAGGTCAGTCAGAACCCTCAGATTATTTCCAAGAACCCTTGGTTTCTAGTCCAAAAAGGTCTGACCTTCAAGGTCGCAGATAACATAGCCCAACGACTAATAGGTGACTTTGAGCCTGCTTGTAAAGAGCGTGTATCAGCATCAATCTTATGGTCACTAAAACAAGCTACAGCACAGGGTCACTGCTATCTCGATTCCACCACGACATTTCGAGATGCTTCTATCTTGACAGGTATTTCTGAAGTGCGAGAAATAGCTGAAGTGGTCAAGCAACTCAAAGAAGATGGGAGCTTGGTAGTAGACAAGATAGGAGGTAAGAACGCTCTCTACTTACCCTCAATACATAAGATGGAAACGGAAGTGTCAGAATATCTCATGTCTGTTGAAAGAGATACAAACTCCGACTCCCTATACGAGGAAATAAAAGATGAGGAAATAACCAAGTTATCAAGGTTTACTCTGACTGAGGAACAGATCAGAGCAGTAAAGCAAGGTTTGATTGAACCTGCGAGTATTGTGACAGGGTTGCCTGGCACAGGGAAAACTACGATTCTGAACACTCTCTGTAAGGCTCTGATTGAAAGGAAAGAGAAGATACTTTTAGTTGCTCCTACAGGGATTGCCGCTAAGCGTGTTTCAAGTCTTACAGGTATTGAAGCAATGACTATCCACCGAGCTTTCGGTGCAGGTATGCCCGATGATGATAAAAAAGAGAAGTCGGACTATGAGGGTATTAAGAAGTCTGAGGACGATAGCTTGTCTACTAAAGCCGAGTCGGACAGACATAAAGAGCATTGGAAATACAACCCACATAACCCTCGACCCGAAAGCGTAGTCATCATAGACGAAGCGAGTATGGTGGACTTACACTTAATGTGGAGATTGCTAAGGGGTATTTCACCCTCTTGTCGTGTTGTTATGGTTGGAGACATAGCACAGCTTCCCCCTGTCGGAGCAGGGTTCGCTTTACAGGAAATCATCGAGTCTGAAGCTCTTCCTCGTATTCACCTAGACACCATTTTCCGACAAGGTGAGGGAAGTGGTGTGGTGAAAGCCGCCCATAAGATTCACGCAGGGGAAATACCAAACGAAGAGGGTGAATATGAAATGGTTGATAGATACACAAAGTTTGATGTCCTCGATTTCATCTTGGAGAAATGCAAAGAGCTTCAACTTGACGGAGTGGATTTCCATGTGATGAGTCCCACACATCATGGAGTATTAGGTGTGACTAATCTAAATAGGGAGCTAAGGTCTGTTTTGAACCCCAACGCTTTGGGTCACAGATCAGTCAAGGTAGGAAATGATGAAGTTCGTATTGGTGATCGAGTGATGTTCACTAAGAATGATTATGATCTTGAAGTGTTCAATGGCGATGTTGGTGTGATTCATCACATTTCAGGTAGTGACGTTGAGGTGCTGATTAAAGGAGGAAATAGTCAGCTTGTGAGCTTGCCTATAGAGAGGGTGGGTAGCCTTCTCAGATTAGCCTATGCGACAACTGTCCATAAGGCACAGGGGCAGGAATACCATACGATTCTTATGCCTATGTCATGCGATCATGGGGCGAACTTGCTCCAAAGAAGTTTACTCTATACGGCTGTGACAAGAGCGAAAGAAAAAGTGTACTTGGTAGGAGAGAGAGACGCTGTAGCTATTTCCGTATCGAATGTGTCTTCTGATAATCTTATGTGCGGCTTACACTCACGTTTCTGATATATAATAAGCAAACACTCAATCCCTTGTGGGAGAAACGGAAGTCGAATATGACTCAAGAGCAACTTGCCCAACTAAAAGAAAAAATCACCATGATTAAGAACGGTACGAAGGTATCACAGATCATGGTTTCTCGTATTGTAAAAAGCCCTCGTAGTGGTGGTGACGTATTTCTGTCAATGACAGCGAACTATGGAAACCCTACTGATTCTGACGACTCGGAAATGCTATCTATCGAAGATGCTAAGATCGCTTCACATATCCTTGCGAAAGAGGTGAATATCCTTGCCCACGAGCAGGCTTCAGCAAGTGGGTTGATTACTCAGAATCAAGCAGAAATGGTTAACAAAAAAATTAAGGGGAACTTCTCTTACTTGATCTCTAAACTAGGTGAAAATAAATGAGCGTGGACTTGAAATATATAGAGAGCATATACAAACAGCTTTCTAAAATGGACGTTGAGTTAGACCCCGACCCGATTGAGTTTGGACCGTCTAGGTTAAATAATAAGACGGCTGAGTCGAGGAAATATCTGTCTCAGACTGAGAAGGTTTTTTTGCAGGTTTCTCAGAACCTTCACAAGTACAAGCGAGACTTACTTGTGGCTGAAACTCAGTATAATCTTGAGCAAACTCGACTCATGGCAGAAGACCCTCATGTACGGCAAGGTCGCTCACAGCAAGAGCGAGAAGCGTTAGCGTCAACTCAGCTCGTACATATTCAGTCTAAGATTAATGAGTGTCGTCTTGCCGTACATGACCTTGAAGACGTACTGAAAGTAATCAAAGCCAAGCGTACTGACCTCAAAGATTTACAAGGTCGTATTCGAGATCAGTTGAAGCTATGTCAAGAGCAGATCGCTCTTGGTCAGCGTTGGGGTCAGAAGATTGATAAGAATGTCTTTGGGGACGTTATTTCTGTTGATGACTTTGAGACAGAATCAGATGTACTCATTAAGGCAGACGCTTCATTGAGAAATGACACTCAAGATTTTGTCGATGATCTTTTGAGTGAAGCTACGGGTGAGGAGATTATTTCTGAGCCTGCTCAAACTTCAAGTGAGGAAATAGATACATTTCTTTCTTCTCCATTAGAGCGTGTAGATCACGCTAAGATCGAGGAATTTGACCTTGATTCTCTCCTTGACGACTTTTCTTAAAAAAAGTGAAAAAAATTCGTCAGAACCTTTTCCTTTCCTATATACACTAACTGAGCAAAGGCAAATCACTTCGGAAGAACGCCCAAGCTCTTTCTCTTAAACAGCCGAAAGGCACAACAAACAAAGGAGTCCCACATGAGTGGTTTCTCAGATTTTTCTCTCGGTGGCAGTAGCCCAATTCTTTCAGCAGGCAAGGCTCGTTGGAAGCCACAAAAGGGCAAGTATCGTGTGTCCTTCATCGCATTACCAGGTCTTGAGAACGGCAACCCCGATCTTGACGCAGATGCACCCTCATTCAAAGGTGGTCGCAGACTTTATCAAAAGGGTGTTGGTTATTTCTTAGATCATGGACCTGAGTATCAGAAGATTGCAGGTGGACCTTCAAAGACAGCGATTGCTACCACCCTTTGCTTTTGGCCTGTTGATGCGAATGGTATGCTCGACAAGACCCGTCTTGGAAATGGCGAGTTTGAGATCAAGACTTGGGTGTTCTCACTCGACAAGTATCGTCAGCTTGAGGCTATCCACGCTGAGTTCCCTCTGACTAAGCATGACCTTAATGTGGTTGTGACAGACCCACAGTATCACAAGATGACTTTCAGTCCTTGTCGTGACTCTCTTCTCGTCACTCTGAAAGACAAGAAGACTGATCTGTTCAACAGCGTTGTTGATGTTGCTAAGGGAGTTCATGCAAATCTGCAAAATGATATTGCACAGGACTTGACCCTCGATCAGATTCGTGAGAAGCTCTCAGGTGAAGTTGGTTCTCCCGTTGGAAATAGTTCAATGTCATCTAACTTAGACGTTGATGATGTACTTGATGATGTTCTTGGGTAAGAGTTAGCGTGTAGTTGTTAGATTGACTCCTTCGGGAGTTGGTTGATGTGTAGTAGAAGCCCTCATTAAGTTCGTCTTGGTGGGGGCTTCTGTTATTTCTTTATATCTCCCTTGTTTTATATTAAGACAAAGGAGATACGACATGAGTGACTTTTGGGACAGCATTAGCTTCGGCAGTGTGAAAACGGCTAGTATGGACGAGGTTCTGAATACTAAGATTTCAGACCTCACCGATTATGGTCGTAAGGTGCATAAGGATACCTCTTCATTTACTGATGGTATGAGGGTCTACGCTACAACGAATAACGGTCTTCTAATTCCTAATACCCTCCCCTCAGCAGGCTCAAAGGGAACGGTTGTTTCTGTACGGACAGCTTCGGGTGATGTGACCTCTATGGAAGGTGAGGTTTTTGTTCAATGGGACGGTAGGGGAAATAAGATTGATCGAGTTCCCGTAGATTTCATTAGATTGGCTAGTATGCGAGTCGCTAACCTTGACAACTTCATTGTCTTATCAGGTCCTTCCCTAACTATCCCCTACTCTACACAGGGGACAGGTGAGCTAGTTCATAAGTCTACTAAAGACCTTTGGTCTGTTAAAGTGGGTGAAGACGGCTCATACGAAATAGAGAGACTTTTTGATGACAATGGAGAACCTCTGAAGGTTTGAGTCATGTCTCGTTCAGAGATAGAAATATGCCCTTGTTGCGAAGCTGAAATAGAGTGCGATTGCATACCTAGATGCCTAAAGGGAGAACATGAGCATGAATGTTTCTACTGCCAAGAAACATTAGATGAGGAAGACGAAGAAGGGGCAGAAGGCGATGACTAGATTTATTTTAATATTTACGATGACCCTCCTCGCTTCTTGTGACGATACGGATTCTCCAAACACAAAGACTCTTTGCGAGCAAGTCGCAGATAAGATTTCTGAGTGTGTGGGGGGTCGAATTCCCCAATTGAACTCTTGTAGCCAACCTATTTCTGAGCAAATCCTTTCTTCTAGTTGTGAAGACGTTCTGAGGCTCATTCGTGGAGAGGAGCTTTGAATGTCACACAAGAAGAAGCCTTTCTATGACATAGAAATGAAGGAAAGATACCTAGCGATAGTCTTATTAGACATCATAGGTTCTACGGCTTTCGTTCAAAAGGTCGGTGCGAGAACAGCGGCTCAATGGTTTCAAGTGCATGACCGTCTCGCTCGCAGTCTTTGCTATAAGTTTAATGGTAGAGAAATAGATAGGTCCGATGGTTTTCTCTTATCTTTTGAGACAGTTCTTGACGCTGTGAACTTTGCTCTGAAATACCAAAAGACGATTCCTCCTAAAATCAAGCTTCAGACTAGGATTGGAATCCATTGGGGGAAGATCATAGAGGTGAAGCAAGATGACTTGTTTGTAGGGGTAGGAGCAAAGCGTGTCGAACTTGAGGGTCTTGCTAAGAATATAGCCGCTCGTACTATGAGCCTTTGCCAAGCAGGACAAGTCTTACTCACTAAAGAAGCTATGCAGATAGTGAAGCATAGGGTTAATATACATACTCCCAAAAGCACTCGATACGTCTGCGTAGGTATGTATAAGTTTAAGGGCGTTAGAGATCCTCAAGAGGTGTATGCCGTAGGTGAAACCATTGAGTCACTCCAACCTCCTCCTGGTTCAGATAAAGTAAAGAGACTAGGAGGTCCGAAATACATCAAGTCAAGAATTAGGGATAGAAAGTTCAAAGAGTGGTTTTGGTGGTTTGTATGGAGGGCAGGAATCTTATCATTTCTATTATGGTCTTGGATTTTAATACCAATGATCTTTTCCCCAACAGGCAGGTACTTGTTAGGTTTGCCTTACTCTATGCCTTGGTTAGATGCCATCGGTGATTTCTTTATTTACTTCTTTGAAATAGTTAAAGATGCTTTTGAAGTAGTTAAGAAAGATTTAGAACCATGAATGATCTGACAAACAAACAGTTTACCAAGAGTGATAAAGCCAAACGTGGTTGGTGGGCTTCTGTCGTCTTTATGTTAATGATTTGTGAGCTTATCTATTTCTTATCTACTACGAAGATAGTAGAAGAAAACCGAGACATACTTATAGGTATTATAGGTATGTTGACGGGTTCTATTTCTAGTATGTTGGCGATAGCTAGTGGGCGTGACCCTTCAGAAGTAGAGGAGCTGAAGGATAAGCTTGCTAGTGCAAACGCAGACCGAGAAGCCTTGATAGGTAGACTCCGAGACGCTCAGATTCAAATGCAGTTATTGAGACAGCAGATATTTGAGCTTCAAAGTGCTGTGATTGAAAAGCTCTCTGTATTTCATGGGAGTAGTCCTATTAGGACAATGGACGAAGATTCGGTTATTCTCCCTAAAGTAGTCGATCAATGGACTCCTAAGAAAGAGGAAGTCCCTCCTGTTCAAGAGACACCATTTCCTTCTAAGCCTGAAGACTCTAAGAAAAAGAAATAGGTATTAGCTATGGACATCTTTGATAAGATCGCTTCTGAGTATATAAAAGAAGCTCGTATTCCGTCAGCAGGAAATATCAAACGAGTGACAAACCCCAAGAAGCCTTGGCATAAGACCAAGAATAATTGCCTTCCTAGAACCAAAGAAAACTGTGGTGTTTGGACTCAGAAAGAAGTCGATCAGAAATACGAGGAGTGGAAGAACCAAAAGAATATAGGTGACGGTTTGTGGACTTGGCAGAAATACGAGGGTGCTATGTCACCTGGTTCTCAAGGTCTTAGCCAAGAGAGAATTAATAAGAATCTTCAGGAAATAGAGGGTTTCGCTAATAAAAAAGAGAACCAATTTACAGTTGGAGACAAGGTTAATCGCTTCTTTGGGAAGAAGAAGAAAGTCGAAGACTTTACAAAACTTAATCGTGGTATCGGTGGAGATGGCGACCCTCGTAAGAAGAAGAAACGACAAGAACTAAAGAAGAAGAAGGAAATGAAAAAGCAGAACAAGAAAGCATCTGCAATAAGAGTAGCGAGTCTCTATCTTCAAGGTATGAGCATGACTAAAGAGGGTGCTTGGGCAGGGGGTAGCTATGGAGGAACTCTGTCTCCTGTCACTACTGAGCCAGGGGAGGGTTATAAGATTGTACGTTCGGGGGGTACTTTGCATGGTTGGGATAAGTACGTTCAACTAGTAGCAGAACATTACGCAAGTCTTCCTAGCTACACCTCAGAGGGTGAGAAGTCTTTTGTCGCTCTTAAGGGGCATATCATTACGATGTTCCAAAGGCAGAACAGTAAGATTGATGTTGTCTTTGTAGATTACGACCCCTACTCAAGTGCTGAGGAAATGAGAGAAGACGTACTCAAGAACAATGTTCTAAAGATTACTGAACTTTACAACCAAGACGCTTGGTTTGGACCTGACGTAAACTTAATGCTGAGAGCTGTTCACGATTTCCAAGCTCACTTGGGTGCGAACCCTAAGAACAAGCCAAAGAGCTTTGGTATGAAAGGTGAACTTCAAGCTTATAACAAGCACATGAATCTAGTAGGTAAGACTAGTAAAGCTGTGCCTGCTCTGTTTATCGAGATTATCGGTCAAGCGGCTCACTTTTGGTACTATGGAGAATTCCCCGATCAGAAGATTGCTTCTATGGGGGATAAGTTTGATATGGTCAGACTTGGAAATGTAAAAGGGTACGAGATTGTAAATGGTGACTTGGTTAAGGTCTAGTTGTATAGCTTATAGACCTCTATATCAACTTCACCATTTCCATGACTTGCTTTGCGTACAGAGAACTGAATAAGTCTAAGTTTAGTCCATTCGTAAATCACTTCTTCTGTAGGCTTTTTCAGTTGGTAGCCTTTCTCAAAGTTGTAGGTACTGACCTTCACTAATCTCTTTGATTCGTCATAAGTGCATTTGTGAATCTGAGCAACAGGGACAATGTGTCTAACTTCTGTTCTGATGAAGCGTACTTCCCTAGTAGGATAGTTGCACCCTTTAGAGAGAGGGAGCGACCATACCACAGTTTTTATTTTCTGTGGCGTAGATAGAAATAAGACTGAAGTGATAGTAATGGCGAGGGTTAACATCAATTTGGTTGTGTGTTCTTGAGTCATAAGGTAGGTCACTTTCCTTTCGGTTTGGGTATAAGCTATACCTCACATACTTCAAGGAGATTGTAAATGTCAGTGGACTTCTTAGACAGGAAAGTCGATATATTTAATGACGGTATCGGAGGGGTTGCACTCATTCAGAGTATGGGTGATGACTTGACTATCGTAAATGCTGCGAGAGCAAGTCTCGATCAGATTTCAACAGAAATGGGAGAGCGAGAAGAGAGGCTTTCAAACTTCTTAATTCGCTCAGGTCACACCTCCACAACAGAACATAATGTAATCACTTTTTGGATTAAAGTTCCTATGTTCGTAGCTCGTCAGCAGATGAGACATAGGACTTTTTCTTATAACGAGATTTCTCGCAGATATACCTCAGAGAAGTTAGAGTTTTACTTGCCTCAAGAAATGAGGAAGCAAGACGAGAAGAACAGGCAGGCGAGCTTAGATGAAACCTTCAATCCTACGATTGAGTATGACCCTTATGACTATCCTAAGTTCTTAAAGTTAGACGCTGTGTCTGCAATCAAGAACCATGTTAGTGACTCAGTAAGGCTCTATAATCAGATGATTGATAAGGGTGTTGCAAGAGAGCAGGCTCGTATGGTCTTGCCTCAGAATATCTATACTACTTATTGGGCAACAGGCTCACTTCACAATTGGGTGAACAGCTTCATTTCCAAGCGAGATCACGAAGATGCTCAATGGGAAATCAAGCTCCTAGCTCGTGAGATAAGCCGTCAGATCGCTGAGGTATGGCCTCTTGCCCACGCTAACTTTGTGAAGCATGGGAAGATACCTGCCTTAGATTCTGAAATATGAATGACTTTGAAATACTTTTGTTATGTTGCATACCTTTTTTGATTATGATTGCTAAAGATTTTTGAGGTTTAGTATGCCCCCTTTATTAAGAAATGAAATAGAACCTAACATTCGAGATATAAACATAGAGATACAAGCCCTAGAGCGAATGATTGACTTCTATGTTAAGTACGAAGAAAAGCATGGTGAGCATGAGTACACTACTGAGCGAATTACAAAGCTAAACAACAGATACGCAGAGTTTCTGATTGCGGCTCAGATTACAAGGGGAGGGGCTGAGGCTCCTCGTCTGATAGGCGACTAATAACTTTTCTATCTACCTCAGCTAGAAATAGAAAAGTTGAGGTGGCTTATGTGTGTAATCGGACAAGGCGAATACGCAATTCTTCTTAAAGGTGGATTAGTTAAGCTCAAGAATGGTGATGTCTATCACTTATCTGACTGTACGTTGGAAGCAGGAGGGAGACTTGCTCTTTCTATAGGGCAAGTAAGCTCTACTAAACCCCCCCGAAGTAAACCTCCTAAAAAAGTCATTAAGGGGGAAGTTCTTTTTAGTGATTCTGAGGAAGTTCATTTCTTGGAGGAAGGGCTTCGAGAACCTGTTGTCGTACTAAAAGAAATACGACAGGAAATACAGCAACCACCTCCTCTACCCCCACCTGCTGAAATCCCTTATTCTCCTTTTGTAGTTATGGGAGGGATTCTCATGTTTGTTCTTAAAAAGGTAGCAGGTCTTGATCGTGTCTTGAAAGCAGGAACTTGTGAAATGAGGCATCAAGAAGCAATCTTCCGTATTGCTAAACTTGAGGGTAAAGTCTTGAGGAAGCAAATCGTGGATGGGGCTAAGGGTGTTAAAGGGGCTAAAGAGAAATGGGACAGCAGGAAAGCTAAGGAAGAAGACTCCTCGATAGATTCTTAATCTCTTTATCGTAGGTAGTGTTTTAACCAAATTCACACCACCTACGGTAAGGAGCGTAAGAAATGAAACGATTAGCTTCAGAAGTTCTAAGAGACTTGGAAATAAGAGTCGCTCGTCTTGAAAGACAAGTCGGTTTTGGGTTCAATCGTATGTCAAAGTCTTCTTCTCACAACAAGAGTGCAGTCTTAAGTGGGCTTGCCTCGAAAGTAGAAGACTTTTATGTTTACTTGAAGAGAGAGTTGCCAGGTGAGAAAGAAAGGAAAGAAATACTTTCTAAGATTGTTTCTGACCTTGAAGATGAACTGATTAATTCTATTGAGAGCTTTCAAGGGGATGGTTGGGTAGGGAAAACTAAAGGTAGAGTCAAGTGCTCAATCCAATCGGGTCAGTTAGTCATAAGCATTTCTGTAGATACCCTCAATAACGAGGACTCTATCACTCTTAAAATCTCTGAAATGTCTGATCTTATACCCTTAAAGATGTATGTTTGGGACCTTAAGACCGAGTGGACGAAAGACTCTTGGACAAGAAGGCAGGTTACCAGAAGAATCCCTTTTGAAGTGTGGGATATGATTTTGAGAATAATCACTGAGACTCTTGAAATGCCACTATTCTTACCCATGCTTCAAGGCGATTTAGCAACACTTGCTGATCGTGTTGACGCATCTCTTAGAAAAGAGTTTGAAAAGAAATTTTGGGATAGACTTGAGAGGTACTCATCAGTAGCCGCTAAGGTGCTAAAGGCTATTGCTAAGATTGGGGTAGGGGCTTTAGTTGTAGGGCTTTGCATTTCTGTCTTTATGCTTATCCCTTGGGGTTTGATTGGAAATTTGTTGGTAATGCTTCTGAAATCAATCGTAGCCGCATTAGCGATTATGGCAGGTGGCTACCTCGGCACAATCATCGGTGGAGGGTTAGGTTCTTTGAGGGTGGCTAACGAAATACCTGACGACCCCGAAGAGAGGTTAGAGCTTTTCTTAGAAGTTCTTGAGCAAGAGGGGATTGCTTAATAATGATTAAGCTACAGCCTCTCCCATACGAATATGAAGACTCCTCAATAGATTCTTAATCTCTTTATCGTAGGTAGTGTTTTAACTAACTTCACACCATCTACGGTAAGGAGAGAAGAAATGAAACGATTAGCTTCAGAAGTTCTAAGAGACTTGGAAATAAGAGTTGCCCAACTTGAAAAGTCATCATCAGACGATGATTGGCTCGTGAATGAACTAGAGTTGTTCATCACCAACGAGTACAGCCTCTACGGAATGATTCAGGCAGTTGTTAAGAACCAAGCGAAGCACTACCAAAGAGGTCGTTGGAACGAAGCAGGTGCTATCAAGGGCTTTATGAATGTCGTAAACGCAGGTATCAAAGAGTATCGCAGACAGGGACTCGACTTACCTACTCGCATTTCTCGCCAAGTAAAAGAAGAAGTCGCTAAGAATCTCTTTGAATTCTATGAAGAAGACATCAATGACGCTATTGGAACTCCTATTCGTAGTGCCTCTTTAAGAAATGCAGGTCGCAGATTTGACGCTGATGAGTGGGTCTTCTTTATCCATGAAGAAACAGGGCTTGAAGATGATCGCAAAGGTCATAGAGCAGCTGAAACTCTGAGAAAGAGATTTGAAGATCGTCTTGAAGACGTTTGCGAAAGAAATAACCTCAGCATCTGTTCCGATGAGGGCGTGAGTGAAACGGCTTGGAAAGCGTTTGCTTCTATCGTAGGGCATGGTACGGGCTTGTGGGATCACGATCATGCTGAAGCTAAGATTCTTGAGGAATTGGTCTTCAAAGATCGTCTGCTCACTAGCGTTGCTCAAGACATTGACAACCTACCTTATGAGCTAGGTTTAGCGTGATCTGATGAGAAAGCTCGCTGAACTAGAAGCTCGAATAGCTCGGTTAGAGAAGCGAGCTACAAATAAGGTTTACCCTATCTACACGACATTTCAAGGGCATGATGAACGCACGATCAAGATCATTCCACTTCCTAGAGTCTTAGAGGCGATGGTTCAAGACCGAAGAATAGATGAAGATCAGATCATAGAGTACATGACACTCAGAAAGAAATACACTGTCGATTTTGTCGCTGATATGTTTATTATGTTTTGCGAATCTCAAACAGGTAAGTCTTTTCCGATTTCTTTTAAGGACGACAAAGAAGTTGTCGTGGATATGAGTGAATGGCCGGAAGATGATGGCTTTGATCGTTGGTTTAAGGATTGGGCTGAAACCTACTTGGTTAACATCATCGACTGATTACCAATTCTTGGTGTACTTGTCGGCAACAGCCGAAGCCCCCCAAGATTTCGGTTTTATTTCTACCTCAGAATATGCGTAGCCTCTGACTAAACTCATCATAGCGTTCGCATACTTCGAGGTCTTATGTCGTGAGTTTTCAGGGCTTACGTCTAAGTGTATTTCTATGCTCGCATCAGAGCTTATTTCTTTCACCTCCTCAGCCACTTTGATACTCGCCATTGTTTCAGAGTAGAGCCTCTCATATAGACTGATCTTGTGAGTATAACGCTCTTTTTTGCGATGATAGAAATACCTTCGGTGATGGCAGTTTTCAGAGGAAATGAGACATATAGCCGTCACAACGACCACCCCACTTCTGAACGGCTGACTGTCACTTCCGATGATGATCTTGTGGTTGGATTCGCAGACACTTGTTAAGATGTCTTTGATCTCTTCCCAAGTCGTGTCTTCAGAGTCAGCTCGTTTCCAAGTCATTTCATTTCCCTCGCTTTCTGAGGGATTATACCTTAGAGCAAGTCTGCGGCAATATCGGAAAGTTCTGAGCGTTCAGATTTGTGTAGGCTAGTGTACCCAAAGATCGGCTGACCTTTCATCTTCTCGACTACATAAGTAAGTCCATTAGACCTTGTGTCTAAGTAAGGGTTGTCGATCTGATAGGGGTCGCCAAGTAGGACTACTTTTGTACCTTCTGCCGCTCTTGTGACAATACTCTTAATCTCATGTTTGGTGAGGTTCTGAGCTTCATCAATAATCATAAAGGCGTTCTTGAGAGAGCGACCTCTGATTGAGTTGATAGGCTGTATTTCAATGTGGTTCTTCTCGAAATAGAAGTTCCTTTCCTCGCCTTGTTCCATGTCCCAATAAGGGTTAATCTGATCGAGGTTGTCGAAGAAAGACTGCATCCAAGGTTCGAGCTTTTCACCAACAGCCCCAGGCAGAAATCCGATACCTTTGCCGACATCAACTACGGGCTTAGAAAGTAAGATTCGTTGGTAAATCGCTTTCTGATGTAGAGCTGCGGCTAGGGTCAGAAATGTCTTCCCTGTGCCTGCTTTCCCAAGTAAAGCCACGAGCTTAATATCCTCATCAAGAAGCAAGTCAAGAGCGACTGTTTGCTCTACATTTCTAGGCTTAACTTTTTCAGTTCTGACGTTTTTCTTCTCAATAGGGAAGAAGCTGTGTTCCTTATACTGAAAGATGTGAGTCTTCTGTTTGTTGTCTACAAAGGTGACATATTGGTTGTCATGTAAAGGGTAATCAAAGCACTCTTGTTCCGTAAGTCTGACAGCCCCCTCCCAATATGACTTCTGTAGCTTCGCCATAAGCAAGGGGCTAGGTGTGATCGTTTCGATCTTGCCTTCTAGGGTACTTTCAGAAGACCCGTCTTTGACATAACCCTCAGAGCGAATACCCATACTTTCACACAAGATTCTGAGATTGGTGTCTCTTGTGATGAGCGTGAAGTCTTCAAGCTCCTCGTGGTATCTCATAGCTGTCTTGAGGATAAGTAAATCCACATATCGTATTTCAGACGCACTATCGAGTGACTTGATGTCGAGCTCTTCTGTGTGTGTGACGACTTTGACGTGATCTCCATTATCCATTTCGGTAAGAATGAGATGGCTCGATTTCCGAGCGAGGTGAGACACATGGTTCTTTTTGTCTTTGAGGACATCAAGCTCCATGATGACGTAAATAGGTATGAGAACGTCAGCTTCCTTGCAGAAGTCTAGCAGGGAAGTGGGTTCATGGATTAACACAGAGGTATCAAGCATAACTGTTTGTTTAGACATTTCTTATCTCCAATCCTTGTCCTATTATGGAATACATAACTACTCTATTAAGGAGAGAAACTTATGATGAATCCCAAACATTTAAAAATAAGACTCCAACAATGCGATTTAATCGCCTCAGCGTCACCTTGTGGGCGTAGGAAAGTTGGTGCGTTAATTTTAGACCCTCTTTCAAATATTGTAATAAGTGAGGGTTATAATGGAACGCCACGAGGAAACAGGTCGCCCTTGTGTGGAGGTCATACTTGTAAGAGAGATACTCTGAATGTAGCGAGTGGTACGAGAAATGATGTGGGTTGTCATCATGCAGAAGCGAACGCTATACTTAATGCCTGTAGAGTGGGTCAGACTACTATGGGGAAATGGTTAATAGTAAACTGTGACCCTTGTTTAATGTGTGCGAAGATGATTCATCACGCAGGCATAGAAATGGTTATCGCACCTTTAGATCATGGTGGGGTACATGGAGAGGGGCTGTCTTACTTGTTAGAAAACCAAGTCAGAATCAAAGGGTTTTCCGAGTTCTTTTAGCTTCTTTATAATGCTCTTAGAGGAAAACATAGTGTTAGTTTATTAGGGGTAGCTTTATGTCTTTAGCAGAGAACAAGAAATACATTCGACTAGCCTACTTAAAGTCTAGGTATGGTTCGGATAGCTTTGGTTATGACTCTTATAGTGATGAGGACTTTGCCTTTGAGAAGATAAGTGACGAGATGTTCGCTGATAGCGAAAGACCTCTTAAGAATCCTAGAATGCCAGGCTGTGACCCACATAAAGTCCCAAGTAAAGGTTCGGGTGATGGTGAGTGTTATCAAGTCCACAAAGACTATGGCACAGCTAAATCGGGCGAGAATGGTAGTGACGAGCGTAAAGAATACATGGTCAATTATCGTAAGCATCACTACGACTATAAGACAGGTCCAAAAGACGGCATGGATAGTAGGAAAATCGTACCTAAGCCAAAAGGAGATAAGCTTGATCGCTCTCAGAAGAAAGAGGCGACTCTCATTTCTGAGCTTCGCCAAGAGCGTATGGGGCTTTTGAAGATGGCTTACGAAAACCCACATTTGAGGGGTGAAATAATGCCTCTTCTTAAAAAAAAAGCATATAGGAAAAGCAAGTCCGAGAAAGTGAAAAAGCCCTGTAAGCCTTTGAAAAGTTATGGGAAAGGCAATACTCCTACGAAAGAAGATAAGCTCCAATACTTAAAAGACTATGCAGACGGCAAGTACACAGGTGGGGAATGTTATAACATTTACCACGAATGGGGCAATGCTCCGGGAAAAGGTGGGGACAGGAAGAAATACTTTGAGTGGTATAACAGCGAAGTGAGGGGGAAAAACCCCTCAGCTCAGACTATTCAAAGGTCGCCTGAAAATAAAAGAGAGATAGCAGACGCAAACTTTTTCACCTTTTTTGAAGGTAAGAAATCTCCTCAAAAAACAGTTCAATCTATTAAATGGTTTTTAAAATCTGAAGGAGTCTCAGAAGACGAATGGGGCGATTATTTACCAAAAGGTGTGAGTCAAGGCACTTCCCCTAGTAGTGATAGTAGTAGTGATAGTAGTAGTAGTTCAAAGAAGAAGAAGAAGAAGAATAAGAGTACTTCTACGCCTTCACAGACTTCTACGCCTTCACAGACTTCTACGCCTTCACAGACTTCTGCACCTTCCTCAAGCAGTAGTCCAAAGAAGACAATAGTACAAAGAAGAAATCGTAGAAGGGATTAAGCCGATGAGTAACGAAGTAAGAAATGAGCTGAATCGTAGGAAAATGGTCAGAACAGCAGGTGAAGTTCGCTTCATCAAAGATCATGGTGATGACTCTAACGCTTGGGCTTGGGGTCAACACCCACCTTCACAGCGTGTTATGGACATAAACCACACCTACAATAAGAAATGTGTAAAGAACCTCTCTAAAGTTCTCAAGTCTACTCTTATGAGTCTTGGTCACGCTATGTCTGCGTACACCGTATTCGCTAAGATGAAGTCTCGTGATATTTCCCCTGACGGCAACTTAGGGGGTCGTGGTTATATCATGGAAATCAAAGCAATCCGTAGACAGTACATGAATGTAGTAGAAGCCCTCTCAGCTATGTCTGACACGATCTATGATGAGATCACAGCAGACCATTGGGCAGACGCTCAAGGTCGTTTAGTTCAAGAAGTCTTAAACGAGGTCGAGGAAATAAAAGACGACCCAGAGGCTTGGGCTGAAACACAAGAAGATATGACCACCCTAGTAGATAAAGCACATGAAAAAAGGGAACAGGCTAAGGCTAAGAAAAAGCCCGAAGACCTCAAACCCGAAAGAGACTTTTCTTCATCTAGGGGTAAGACGGCTAACCTTTCAACTTCAGCCACTAGGGTGGCTCAGAAATACATGAGGGAAATGATATGAGTAATAGCAAACTTCCTAATGGGGGCTACTCCCTCACTAATGGTTCTAACTATATGTTAGACGGATTTCAGTTCGATACAGAGTATGGAAATGGAGTCTATGAGAAAGCAAGGCTACCCGAAGCTAAGGGACTAGCTACGCTTCCTAGTGGAATGATACCTCCTGATTCACCCTTAACCTCAGACTTGCCGACAGGGGTGGAAGTAGACCTCGATCTCGACTTGTCTGACCTAACAAAAGATGCTTCCGAGCAACTTATCCCTCTAGTAGATCACTCTTGGTTAGCGTCTAACCCACAAGAGAATCTTGATGGTATGCGTACTCACGAAGAAATCTTAGAACAATTTGCTGAGGGTCGTTTTGAACACCCTCAAGCCAACCAACTCAAGACCCTTGAGGAGTCTTGGGCAGATGGCTCGACAACAGGATTAGAAATAATCCCCAATAGCCAACGCACTCATCAGAAATACACAAATCCGTACCATGAGCATCAATCAGAGTTGCCAGGGGACGATTATCGTCAAAAGGTAGAACAAGGCTCTCGTAAAGTGGCTTACGGAAATGAGACTCTTGATGAAATAGTAGACAGCCTTTCATTAGACGGCAAGACTGCTAGTAGACTCATGTCAGACTTATCTGATGAGTATGGTCTGCATGGTCGAGTCTATGTAAAGGAAGCAAGTTTCCCTGGTCTCTTTAATGGGCGTTGGGACGAGGTAATCAATAAGCGTTGTGCTACCTCTATGTATATTATCCCTAGTAAGTCTGATTGTGCCTTTGATCGCTTCTTGGGCATGAAGGTAGTCGCTTCAGTAGAGGACATTCCTTGGAAAGAGGCTTATCAGACCCTCATGCCTAAACTTGAGACTTATGGTGTCACAAAGGTGTCGGGGTCTAGCTATGCTTCAATGCTTCGCCAAGCGTTCGTTGACGTTATGGAAGGTCGTATTGAGTCTCCTGTGCAGTCCTCTACTTGGTTTCAAGTTCAACCCGATCAGACGAATCTTATTTCTATTGATCGAGCTAAGGTTGCTCTTGAGCAGTTTGAGGTGGACAACCCTTTCATAGAGACGCAAGAGCAAAGACACCTTTCAGCTACCGAGTCTCGCCTTAATAGGATTGCGAAACAGCTTGTCGATCAGCATTTAGTGGAAGGCGAAATCGTTGAAGACGTTCTTCAGAGTGATCGCACAGCGAGTGCTAAAATTGATCGTCTTTACGAGATCGCTTCACAGCCTGTAGTCGCATCTTCGTATGAGGGGCAAGGCAAGGAAGCTAAGTTGCTCAACCCTTACAAGTCTACTCTCGACCCGAACGCTAAAGTCATTTCTGCCACTCAGAAAGACAAGATCGCTTCAGCGAAGAAATGCCAAGAGAAAGTCGCTAAGCTCATTCAGCAAGGCTTGATCTCTATTTCTGAGGTAGAGGAAGTAACCAAGACAGCTTCAACTCCTGAAGCGAAGTTGGCTTCTGTTTACGAGTTCCTTTCTCGTCCTGCACAGGTTCAGAAATACATGGGGGAGCAAGAAGCCCACTACATGACTAAGAAGTCTACTATTGACCCTAACGCTCATGTAGATAACAAAGAAGCTCGCAACCTCGCACAGAGAAATATTGTAGCTCAGACTAAGATCGCTAAGATGATCGAGAGTGGGCTTATTTCCTATGACGAAGTAGCCGTTGCAATCAAGGGTCAGAAGACTCCCGAAAGCAAAGTCGCTTCCGTATTTGCTTTCCTTGCGAAGCCACAAAAGACTGCTTCCTACAATCAGTATAGTGTGACAGAACATCGCATGGTTAAGAGTCGTAATAAGCCTCTTGATGAAGTCCCTAATATGGAGAAGCGAGCGAGTGCCAACCTTTGGAAAGAAGCTCACTCTAAGGTAGATCGTCTTGTTAGTGCAGGCTTGCTTTCACAAGAGAAGTACGAGTCATTAAGTGGTATTTCTGACCCGAATGACTTTGTACGCAAAGCGTTTGATATTGCGTCTAAGCCTAGTGAAGCCACCGAGTATCAAGGTGGTGAAACAGCTCATTTCCTTAACAGCAAAAAGTCAGCTCAGATGACAGAATCTGAAGTGCGTGTAGCTACATGGCTTCGACAGAAGATGTCAGAGGGTTCAGCAGGCGAGGAACTTGACATCTTACTCTCTACTAGGTTCTCTCAGAATGTTCTTCAAGATCACCAATCTCGTATCGCTTCACTTAGAAATGAACACGAGGGTGTTTCGGGTCATGCTTATGTAGACGCAGAAGCCTACATGACACAAGGTACAGAGGGTTGTGAGAAGGGTGCTCTTATTCACAGAGCAAACCAAATCCCAACACTTCTTAAAACAGCGAAATGTGGTACTTGCGTGTTCAACTCAGGAGGCTCTTGTCAGAAGTACAACAAGGTTGTAGTGGCGAGTGCTTCTGAAATCGTTGAGGACAAAGAGCAGTATCAGAAAGAAATGATTAGGCTTGCCAATGCGAGTGACGCAGAGCAGACGGCATCTCTTTTCGTAAATAACTACGATGAGTCTGAGTTTGGTTTGACCCAAGCAGGCTCGAATGTAGATTTCTCAGATTCACCGACAACAGCTACCGTAGGTGATGTTCTTTTCGGTGGCTTTGAAGTGTAAGGAGTAGGAAATGCCATTACCTCAGTATCTACAAAAATCGACAGTCACAGCCCCTTTTAAAATGCTTGTGGCTCATCATACGAGAGCTTCAGACCCGTCTAAGGGAGAAGCAGGTAATCCTGTTAAGATTCGTAATGGCTTTGAAATGCAAGTCGTGACGACACAGCATAGAACAGCCGTCTTGGGCTATCTACAAGAGAACACACCTGTTCTTGTTATTAAGGTTAATAGTGCTGACTTTGCTAATCCTGCGATTGGCAACCCTCCACCTTATTATGACCTTGATACTATCCAAGCTCTTGCGAGTGACATTCAGAAAAGCGACCAAGTGAGTCCTCTTTCAGCAGGTGTCCATTTCGGTCAAGCTCATGGTCATGGTGTGGGGGCTATCCCTGTACTAGCGAGTGAGTTAGCTGTTGCTCTTAACTCCCTTGATGGTATTGAAGCGAATGTCAGCAATCTTGATAATACTAAGGTTGAGATTTCCACTTCAGCAGTAGATGACGCACTTATTCTAAATGTAGTGAGCTACTCGTACTTGCTACTTAACGGTGTCCCACCTTTCACGATTGAAGACACAGATGGAAATACTCTGTATGACCCTGCTATTGCAGGGACTTCTTCGGGTACTATAAAGGCGAACAGTAAGGACATTGGCTCGATTAGAAGCATTTAATCAGAAAGGACATTTCCCATGCAAAACTTAATTCCTAAAGGGGCAACCCGTGTTCAAGTGACAGACGAAGTAGGGAAAGTTGTGTGGAGAAAGCCCTCTGATGTACGCACAACGGATTCGATTAAGTTTAATCCGAATACAGGCGAGCCTTATGTTATGTTCGGGACTCCTGGGGTCGGTCCAAAAACAGCAAGCACCCCTACGCAACTACCTCCCTCTAATGCTGTCATTTCAGCGATTAAGACTCGCAAGAAGGACAGCCTAGATGCTGACGAAATAGTTCAAGTCACCAAAGCTAACCCCGACTCGTCTAATGTACTGACCAAAGTCATTGAGGGTTTAGCAGAGGAATCGGCTTCACTAGCTTTTGAGAGACAAGAGGCAGAGCGTAAGGGTGAATCTACTTCTCAGATTAGTATGCGTAGAGTCCAAGCACTCAAGGCTGTTGGAGATACTTGGCTCAAGAAGAAAGAAATCATTTCTTCAAAGGGTGTAGACCTAGAGTCGCCTTCATTTAAGATTATTTTTACACATATCGCTGAGACATTCCGTAAGGCTTGTGATGAAGCAGGTGTCAGACCCGAAATGGCAGAGAGTGTCTTTGCTGAGTTCGGCAAGTTAGTTGACGATCAAGATTGGATAACTGAAGCTAAGGCAAAAATGGAGAAGGGTGACGACTAAGAATGAGTTTTTCCTCTTTAGCTATTTCAGCGAGTGCGAGGGCAGGAAAGCAGTCAGAAAAGAACGCAGATATTATCGAGTTCGTGGAAGCCCCTTGGGGCTTGAAGATGAAGCTATTTCCTGTTCAGCGAGTGATCTTAAAAGTTCACTACGGGCTTGAATTAGATGATACCAAGACCTTTGAAATATCTGATTGGCGAAGGCAGAACGTAGAAGTACATACTGAAAAATCTTATCTCAAGAAACTTTATGACGAAGGTCGGTGCAACGTAGGTGAGGTAATCCCTGGCAAACAACGTAGGGAAATGATCTTGTCAATCGGTAGACGTTCGGGGAAATGCGTCACAGGAGACACTCTTGTCACTACAGATAGAGGACTCGTCAGAATAGATTCTTTAGGTGATGTGAATGGGGCTGAGTTTCAGCCTCTTTCTGTGTCCGTTACTCAAGAGGGAGGTCGAGTTTCAAGGTCTGCTTATTTCTATAATGGTGGTGTTCGTCAGACGAAGTACTTTAGAACCAAGTCGGGATATGACCTTGAGGGAACAGGCAACCATCGAGTGAAAGTCCTTACTCCCGAATGTGAGATCAAGTGGAAGTTTCTCCAAGATATTTCTGAAGGAGATATGGTTGGTATCAACAGGAGCAATAACCTATTTCCTTATAACTACTTATGTCTCAGCAAGTATAAAGAGGGACTCACTGACCAAGAACATCTCCCTAACTACTTAGACGAGAAATGGGGTCAGCTTCTAGGTATTTTAGTGGGTGACGGCTTATGGACAGAACATAGATGCGTTAAAGTTTCTGTGGGGGAAAGTGGCTTTGACAACTACCTAGTTAACTTCTTTAAGAGTTTGTTTAAAAGAGTCTCTTACTACCCTGACTTGAGAACCGAAAATGCAGGGTCTGTAGTAGCAAATGGTTCATATAACCGACTTTTCTTAGACCGACTAGGTTGGGTTATAGATGTCACTTCTAGCACGAAAGAAATACCTCATTCAATCAAGGCTTCTCCTGCTTTAGTTCAGATGGCATTTCTGAGAGGGTTATTTGAGACAGATGGCTGTGTTTCAGGGCCGAAGATAGCTTTCAGCACAGTGTCGTCAGAGTTGGCTCGTCAAGTTCAAGT